TCACTCCGAATTGCTTTAAAAGCAACTCTTAGAGTTACTTATCTGTTGAGCCACGTAAAGGCCATTCACTTTCAACAGTTGGTATTCTGCTCAGTATAAAGATAACCACTCTTTACACCTATCCTATATCTTTCAAAAAAAGAAACAGGATTCGGAATGACTAGCAGTGTCATCATTCCTATGCGCCAGATGATTTATTCAAGATGTTATAGCAAATAAGCGCGCAAATGCCTAAATGATACTATGATACCTCACAGTTCAGGCTATGGGATTCCTCGCCCATAGTCAAGCCAATGGTCGACTAGCCTGTATAAGCTATCCCTCCATTAGAAGGTTGTACCCTTTCGTCCCCGTGACTGGTGGATACTTTCTCATCGAACCCAGGCGCGCCTCTTCCAACAGACCTAATAGGGTAAAATTATATGGAACGGATAGAGAGTTAGAATTTCAATTTTTTTGTTTTATTTTAATAAAACAAAAAAATTACTGACTAAAAAATCTTATTTTTTAGGATGTCAATTTTTCTTACTTTACACTTTAGGGGAAAAATTTATAAAAAAATTACTGACTAAAATTGAAAATTTTAGGATGGCAATTTTTATTACTTAGTAAGAATATACACCACCACCCAACATTAAATTACTTGCCATACGTGCAGGGGCTCTACAAGTAGGGCATTCAGGTCTAGTAGCAATCCAAGGGTTAACACAACCTTTATGAAATGTATGTCCACAAGGTAAAACAACTATTCTTAAAGGATCATCTCCCACTAGATTATAATTTTTATCACCAAAACATATTCCACACTCACTTACTTTTATAGGAAAGGGCTTAGGAGGAAGAGGAATAGGTCCAGGGAGTGCAAGTGCTTCTGGTCCATATTCTGCTGCAGGCCTACGGCTATCTTCTAATCTTACACCAGCAGGAAATTTTAATGTATACCAACTAAAATCAACAGTATCAGGATTACCATAAACTCTTCTCATTTTAGCTATTCTTCCAGGAGGAGGATTTCCATCAATTAAACGGAAAGCATAGTTAGAGTCTCTATACGCCCTACCCCAATATGTTCCATTTTTACCAACAACATATAAACCTATTGGAAAATTACCATAGGGTTCCATAGGATTATATTCAACTCTTGGCCAAGGACCATTTTCTAAATTATCAGGCTTTGGTCTTTCATCAATAATTTTAACTCCGTCTGGAAGATTTATAGGAAAATAATACCGATTTGCATCAGCAACTGGTACATTTAATCCAGTATTTAAAATTAATGAATCATTAACAATTTTAACAACATGACCTAAATATTCTCCAGTTGTTTCTTGAATATGATCATCAACTTTAGCAGGAGAAGGTACATCAGCATTTGGATTACCTATTATTGGTGGGCGTTCAATTTCTGGTGGTACAATTGGTGGTGGTCCGAAACCTAAAGGGTTTGCACCTCCAGATTGAATAATACTTTTTAATTGTAAATATTTATTTTTATATTTTAGATATTTATCTTGATAAGACATTATATAAAATAGATTATAAAAAAATTTTAGAGCCAATTATGAACCAACACTATAAGTCCACACTCCCTTATTCAACTTCAAATTCCCCTCAAAGAAATAATGATTCCCTACCAATTCAATCACTTTTAATTTATTCGATTCAAAATCTTTTACCATTCTTAATCTATCCTTGGAATCAAACCATTGTCCAATTCTCTTATAAATTGCTACAACTTGTTCTCTAGATAATTCTTTAACAATAATTGTTTTGTTAACTCCTTCGTACAAACACTGCATCCAATCTTTAAAAGTATTGCCTACAAAAGGTGTTGTTAAATATACTCCATCTTTATCCATTAACATCGCTATATATTTCCCTCTAAGTTTCATATTTAATATTTCCGGAGGAAGTGGTAGTTCTTCATCTGAATTCTTAACAAATAAGGTTGCTTCAAGTGGATTCACAAAAATACTCCACGACACTTTAGATAATAGTTTATTCTTTTTCTCCATTTTATATATTATTATTAAATAAAATATAAAATAATAGACTTACAATTTTTTTATGAAAGGTTTATTGTTAAAACTTTCAAGTTTATTTTCTATAAATAATTCATTTATTATTAAATTTAAAGCAATACACCTTCTTTTAAATTTTTCAGGTGTTAAATAATCTTTTATTGCATCACTTAATTTTTCATTTTTCTTTTCTTTTAAGTATTTTAAAAATTTAATTAATTTTTCATTGTTAATTTCTTCTAATTTTTTATTAATTATATCTATAATTTTACTATTTCTAACTGTAAGATTTTTAATTATTTCTTTATTTTTTTTATATTTTTCAAAAGCATTTTTATCTACATAATATTCTCTGTTAATAACTTTTGCAGGTATAAATCCATAACCGCCATACCAACTATCTCCAGAAATTAATATTTTAAAATCAGTTAATGAAATAATATTATATTGATTTTTTATATTTTCTTTATCATCACAAGTTTTTTCAGATTTATCTAATAAAGTAATATATTTTATATTTTCTAGAACTTTAATACTTTCAATAAAATCTAAAGCAATCTTTACTAAATTACTTCCATTCATTTTTTGTCCTTTCACTGTTACACAAGCATCAAAAATATCCAAAGTTTCAATATGAATTGAATCTTTTATTTTTAATAACAATAAACAAGCTGAATTATCCTTCATTTCTATCCAATTACCTTTTTTGTCTCTTTTTCTTGAAAGTATTGAAAATGCTTTATTTTTACCAATATTATATTCTTTCATTACAATTTCATCATCATCTTCAGGTAATCTTATATTATAATCACCGCCGTATTGAAAATTTAGTGATAATTCTGCAAGTTTACGGTAGAAAAAAGGATTATTATGTAATATATTTGTAATATTTTCATTAACACCTAATATTTTTAATAAATTATTTGCATTTTTATATGACATTAAAGTATTTTATAAAATAAAAATTTTTAAGGATTTATAAAATTTTCATTAAAAATGTGATTGTAAAAACGATTACATAATCTATAACCATAAGCAATATTACGGTTTCTAAATTCTTCATAATCAATTCTTTGGTCATATAATAAATAACTTCTAATGGAACTATCATAATATCTATTTATTGAACAATAAATTCCACCATCACCACTTCTAAGTTTAATGAGTTCCTCAAATACTTTTATTCCGTCTTGATACAATTCTAAAACTGTTTTAAATGTAGCTACTAAATTTTTTGGTAAAGTAAATTCATCACTATAATATTTTTTATTTGGATAATCAGAGTCATATACTTTTCTATATTTAGGATTTAATAAGTCTGAATATTTAAAATCAGTCAATACAAATTTAATTTTTTCATTAAAAACTATAGGCTTATAATATTTTGATTTTGATAAATGAAATATATATTTAAAATCAGTTACTTCAAATAATATATTACCCTTATGAATATCATTGTGTAAAAATCCATATTTATAGAATGCTTCTAATTGAGCACATAAAAGTTGATCTAATATCTTTTTTATTATTTTTAAATTAGGTGTTTTTGTAAGTATATTTAAGTTTTTGAAATTATCTGTATTTGTATCTAACACTAATTTTTTAATATAAATTGATTTATTCATATATTAAGTTATAGTTTATAAATCAACTTCTCCGCAAAATCCGCTAGAACCTCCAAGCTATCCTCGTACCGAATCCCATACCGTGCTGCATAAAAGTTAATTAATATTTTTGCATATAGTAAATTTTCATCACTGAATCTTGAATATTTTTTAACATATCTGAACTTATGATGAAACTTTTGATAATGAATAAAAGCCCAGATGTATCTTTCTTCATCATTCCAGCTAGCGTCTAATTCCATAAATTTTGTGAATTCTTCTTGAATAATTAGTCGTTTGTTTTGCATTAAATAAAAAGGTGATATTATTTTAAATAAGTTCATTTAGAAAATAATTATCTTTGTTAATAATGCAATTAAATTTAGAAAAGGACTATCCTGTTTATAACTACAACTTGGACAATATCAAAAATGGTATTGTTTTTATTATTGGAAGAAGATGCTCAGGAAGAACAACTTTAGTGAAAGATATTTTGATTCAAAAAAGAGGCTACCCAATAGGAAGGATTTTTACAATGACAGAGTGGGATCAAAATTATTATTCTGATTTTTGTGATAAAACAAATATAACTATTAAATACAATAGTTATTTATTAAAAGAGGTAATGGATAAACAAAAGAAAAATAATAAAGATATGAGAATAATTATTTTTGATGATGCTTTATCTATCAAGTGTGATTGGGTGGAAGATGAAGATATGGCTGAATTATTGAATAAATCGAAAGAATTAAATATTCTTGCTATATTCTGTTTTCAATTTTCATTTAATCATCAAAAATTAGCAGAATCAGTTGACCAAGTTTTTATGTTAGAAGAAGATTTTTCCCACCATAAAGATAGATTATACAAATATTATGCAGCTGATATTTATAAAGATTATAAAGATTTTAATAGACTTTTACAAAGAGTTTATAAAGATGATAAATATAATATTGTAGTTATTGATAAAAAAGCATATGCAAATCCAACAAATGTTAATGAAGTAGTATTCAAATATAAAGCAATTGATGTAAAATTGAAAGCATATAAAAAAAGATATGAAACTCGAATTTATGATTCCGATTCTACAGAATCTATTAAATCAGAATCTAAAGATAAAGATGATTCCAGTGATTCAGAGAAGTCTAGTGATTCTGACGTATCTAGTAAATCAAATATTAAAAGCCTTTCATACTATTTTGGTTCTTTAGGTAAAAAAACCACTAGTGTAGACTCTTCTAAAATATTAAGAAAAATTAAAATAGACTTGAAAAATGATAATGTAACAATTGTTAAAGACGATAAAGAAATAGAAATCACTTTTTAGAATATATAGATTCGTATGCATTTAGTTGCATTTTCAAAAAACTATTTTCATCTTGTAAAAACTGTTGTTGCTTTTGCATTTCGTTAAATTGCCTCTGTTTAACTAAATTCATTAATTCGAGTTGTTGCTTTAGAATGTTATTCTCTAACAATAAAGAGTCTATTATTTGTTGATTATTAGATGACATAAAATAAATATTATATGGAGATATTGGGTAAAAAATTCAACTTTTTTACTAAACTTTCTATAATTATAAAAGGCATTTTCAAACACTTTATTATAAAGTATATCTCTCTCTCTCTATAAAAAGTAGATAAAGTAAGTCTACTAAAGTATATATAATAAAAAATCATTTAAGAAAATAAAATCTATAGTAAATATATACTATGGAAGAGAAGAAGGTCTATAAATGTGAAAAATGCGATAAGTTTTATAAAAATTATAAATCTCTATGGAAACACAACCATATATATCATAAACTAGTTATTCCTCCAAAAACCCTCAAACTCCCTCCTCAAAATGAATTTCTTCCTCAAAAAAAAGAGGGATTTGAGTGTGAAAGTTGTGATAAAATATTCTCACGGAAGGACAATTTAATAAGACATAATAAAATATGTAAAATTAAATTGCAAGAACTGGAGGCTAAAGCAAATAGTGAAATTAAAATGAAAGAAAAAATAGAGAACCAAGATAAAAAAATAGAAATTCTTATAGATACTGTTAACACATTAAAAAAAGAAATAAATAAGAAGAATGATGCTAAAACCATAAACAATAACAACGGCACCATCATCAACAACAATATCCACATTAACGAACTTGGTCGCGAAAATATCCTAAATAAATTAACACTACAAGAACAAATAAACATAGCAACTTGTCATTTATTTAACGAATCACCACACGTTGAAATGGTAAGACTCACTTATACTAAAGAAAACTGTCTAGAAAATCAAAACACTCTAATAACCAATTTACAAAATAAATCTTGTAAAGTATATAATCATAAATCAAAAAAGTTCGAGGCTACAAACAAAAGCCAACATATAGATAACATTATTCATTATCGTAAAAAGGATGTTGCAGAATTATCCGAAACACTAAAACAAAATAAAAAAGTTTATAAGAAATATGGTAATAAATTAGAACCGATTGAACCTATTAATCCTGAAAAAGATAAAGAAGAGATAACTTATATTATTTATAATAATAGAGGGCAGGTGATGCAAATGAAGAAAGAGTTGGATAAGGGAAATTATATTGATACGGAAGAAGATGATGAGGATAGTGATGAAGAGGAAGAAGAAATAAATGAACCTGAAGTTAAAAATATAATCGTTTAATTTAAATCAAGGAATGCTGCAAAGTTTTCCTGATATTTTTTCCTAATTTCATTTTTAAGTTCCATCTTTAAATGTTCTGGTAAATCAATACTAGCTTCAATTAACTTATAATCCTCTAAAAAGTATTTTTCAGATAATTCTTTTATTTTAAATTCAATTGCTTTCTCAGTTCTTTGATGTTCCATAGCAATATCTGGTATTGATTTTCTGCTTTTAATAGATGCTAGAAGTTTATCAATTTCATCATTATCCCATCTTAGTCCAATTCTTATAGGTAGTTGTGATTTCATATAAAATATTAGTAATAATAAATAAAATAAATATTCAATTTTTTTTTATAAATCATATCCTTGTAACCTTCCCATCAATTACCATCAACCTATGCCTATTTATAGTAAACAACGGAATCTGACCCGTAAAAAATCCATAAGCTAATAAATTTTGATATTGAACATTTATTAAATTATACCAAGCTTTAGAATCATAATCTTCTAAAAAATATTCCAAAAGAAATCGCCTATTTCTAGCTTTATCTATTTCTTCCCAATCGGCACCCAGTCTAATATTATTTGCTTCCAACTTTCGATAGTTTAAGCATTCTTCCGCTATCATTTTTGTAAATAGAGGTTTATTCTTAATGAGGTCTTCTATTTTCATATTATTGATTTCTTTTTCTTTGAGTTCTTCCAATTTCTTCTTTGAACCAGCATCTCCTTCTCCAATAGCCATCATTAAATATATTTTCATATTTTCACGGTCATTTTGTTCTTGATAATAATCAATCAATCTATTCATAGCCCAAACATCACCATATTCAGCAGCTAGTTCATAATATTTCACCATATTATCAAAATCTTTTTGTTCCCAATAATGATAACCAAGTCTAGTCATTCCCCAAACTAATCCTTCTTCAATCGCTTTTTTATAACAGATTTTCATAGTTTCATAATCACCTTGTTCATTACAATATTTGCCAAAGTTATCCAAAGCATAAAAATCATTTTTCTCAACAGCCATTAAATAATATTTTTTCATATTGTCAATGTCGCCAATTTCTCTATAATAATTAGCTAGATTATTCATTGAACCTCCATCTCCTTTTTCAATTGCAATTAAATAATATTTTATCATATTCTGAAAGTCGCCCTTACCTTTGTAATAGTTACCAACTTGTTTTATATAATTATTATCAGCGAATTCTAAATCTATTATATCATGAGTGAATAACTTATTTAATTTTCTAAGAAATTCAATAGAATACTGATTTCTTGGAACTCCGTATAAATGTCGCTTATTGATTGATTTAAGTAATTCTTCTTCTTCATTAGAATTTTTCAGATTATAATCTTCGTCATAAATATCGTCTAATGACATTATTAAGTATTTATATAAATTAATGGATAAAAAAATCAATATTTTTATGAAATCCCAACAGGTATATTTTTAACTACACTTTCTTCAAAAAGTTTAATTATTCTATCATATACATCCTTATGTTCATGTTCATCAGTAATTAGATGTTTTCTAATATTTTTAATAGTTATCAGAATTCTTTCAGATTCTTTAACTGTATATTCTCCTGAACAATCTGATTTATTTATTAAATATATAACACCATCCATATCTAAAGATTCTAAAAAATCTTTATGGTACAATAAAATTATAGTAATATTTTTAGAAATTTCAAATATTGACCCAAGACTAGCATCAAATCCTTTATTTATCAAATCATTATATTCTTTGAAGAAAGATTGTAAATCATATATAAAAAGTTTTCTAATTTTTTTAAAACTATCTTTAACTTCTTTAGAATTATCTATAAATTCTAAAACTTTCTCTGCTACTAGAGTAAATCTAAGATATTTCCATCCCGTATAACTACATCCAAAATATTCATCACCGCAATTTAAATCAATTCCCATTACTAATAATAAAATTGGACAATTTAATATTTTATCAATTTTTTAAATTTTATAAATTAAAATATAACTTTAATATATACAATGAATGAAATATTCATCAATGAATTTCATATTACTATAACTTTTCTTGCTTTGATAATTTATGCTATTTTATGTTTCTTGAGTAAATATATAGATTCTAGTAAAATGAACCAGAAAGAAAGAGATATAGCATTTGCTAGAATTATATTTGGCTTTTTAAGTGCTCTCTTCTTATTATCTCTTGAATTTAGATATGTAACAGTTGTTTACAAAGATAATGTTTTATTAAGGTCTGTTGAATTATTAATTTGTTTAGTATTGATTGGTTTATACTTATATTCTAATGAAAATAAAAGAGTTGCTGGGGATAGATTCGATGTAATCTTTAAGGTATTAAATCCTTTGATTATTGCATTTAGTATTATGGCATCTGGAAGTTTGAATAATATATTGAATCATTATAAGAGTATAAATTAATCTGAATCAATCTCATATCCTTTAACATTGGTGCTCGCATAACAATCACTTGAATAATGCCCGCTCCTACCACATCTATAACATTTATTACTATTTTTCTCTGTATAATTTTGTCCAGCGTACTTAACAAAATTATTCATTTTCTTCATACCACTTTCTATTTTTATTATTTTGCTTGCTTTAAATTTTTCTTTACAATGAACATTCTCGTGGAAGGTAGCACCTTTCTGTGTTTCAAATTCTTTATCACAATATTGACAATTAAATGTTTCTACTTGATATTTTTCTTTACAATGAACATTTTCGTGAAAGGTAGCACCTTTTTGTGTTTCAAATTCTTTATTACAATATTGACAATTAAATGTTTCTACTTTATTAGGACAATTTGAAGAATAATGACCAGATTTACCACAATCAAAACAAGTTTTAATTGGAGTTGAGTTAGAAATTGAAATTACTTTTTTACATGATTTTTCGTGTTTAGTACATTCATTCTTATCTTCATATTCTTTATCACATTTTTCACAACTATAAACTTTTACAGAAGTTGTAAAAATATCTTCACCTGTTACATCTGTAGTAAAATAACAATCTTTTACAAAATGACCTTTTCTTCCGCATTGCGTGCAACAATCTTTCGCACCCCAAAGAGATTTTTTAATTGATATTCTATCAAGACTATCTAACGCCTCTTGTACATATTTACCACCTCGAACATTATCCATTCCATATTTATCCATATATTCTAATGTATATTTATCTTCATCAAATGGACTAGCATTTTCTATAATTTCTACAACACCTATTGGTTTATATTTTTTAGTCCAGGAACAAGCTGTTCCGTTCATATGAGCTTCTTTTCTTTTTTCTAAATTATTTGATTTACCGACATAATACTTATTGTCGGTAAGTTTCAATATATAAATATTTGTTTTCGACATTGACATTATAATAAATTAATTGGTTCATTTTAAATCAATTTTTATTTTCCAATTTAATCAATCGTTTATTAGACTGCATCGACTAACCCAGAACCATTACAGCATTCACAAGTTACCTTCTTAGCTTTAGTTTTTAACCATTGTTGAAAGTGTGCTAGTCCCCTACCGACATTGAATTGTTTTAGAACCCAATTACAATAGGCTACATCAGTTTGTCTAATAAAATCATATGTTTTACCTTGGTATTTTCCAAAGGCAAGTACAAAAGTTTCTTTTTGCATTTCCATTAGTGATTAATGGGAATAATCTTTAAAATAAATTAATCAATTTTTCTTTTCCAATCTAATCAATCGTTTATTAAATTGTTGCAAAATATTACTTATTGCTTCCAAACGAGTGACAAGTTCTTGGTCATAAAATCTAGCTAATGGTACAGCAGATGAATATCTATTATTAACAATAGCTTGCTTTTTCTCTTTTAATATATTATTGATTATAACAAGATTATCGGCAACAGATGGGTTCTCAATTAATTTAAAAGAGTCTGATTCAGCAGATTCTTTTTTTATTTTTTCTAATTCAGCGATTCTTGCTTGTAATTGTTGTATTTCAGTGTCAATTGAATTCATTAAAATATTAATATAATTTAATGAATAAGTTAATAAATCAATTTTTTGTATAATTATTTTTTAGACCAGTACCAACCAATAATTTTTTCTAATTTTTTTATTTTTTCAATTTCTAATCCATTTTTTTTATACTTTTCTCTATGATTGGAACAAAATGTTCCTAGTTTTCTTTCAATCTCATTTTTTGATTTATTTGATGGAATTCTATTTTCATTTTCGAGATTCCATTTTATTAATTCAGAATATTTATCATTAAAAGGATCAATATCTTTCCAATACCAATTGGGTAATTTTTCAATTAATTCTATATTTTTATTTGTCATCGTGCTTCTATTTTGTTTATATGCTAATCTCCAATTACTACATATTGTCCCAATTTCTTTTGTTATTGAATCAGATGATTTATTTGATGGTATTATTTTATTAATATCTATCCATTGTTTAGCTTTGTTATAATTAATTATAAAATCTTCTTGATATTTATCCCAATACCAATCAGGTAAATTTTCTAATAATTTTATTTGTGTTTCAGATAATTGATTCTTTTTATATCCATCTCGACAATTACTACAAAAAGTTCCATATTTTTTTTCAATTTTATCATCTGTTGTACCTCTTGGCATTTTTTTGTTTTCTTCAATCCATTTTTTAGTTTCATTATAATAATTTAAAAATTTTGTTTCTAAAATATTCCAGGACCAATATTTTAATTTATTTATTAACAATAACTTATCAGATGATAAAATATCTTTATTTCTTCTAACATTAGAAGACCATATGAAATGATTTTTTTCTAATATATTTAGTTTAGATAATGTTGGTATTTTATTATGTATTTCGGTCCAATCTTTATAATCGTTATATTTTTTAATCCATAATTTAGTACCACTTAATAATTTATCTTCATATTCTTTTAAAAAATTTTCAAATATTTTTTGATTATTATACACAGTTGTTTTATATTTTTTTTGATTATAATTTTGTAATTGATTACTTAACCAAATTCCTAAATATCCATATTTTTTCTCTTTTTGTTTTGGTCGTCTATCATTATCGTCAATATATTTCTTGACTTCTTCTAATCGTTTCATCCAAATTTCTTCACCATTCTGTAAAATCCCCATACTATCATAAATCATATCATACCTAAATTCAATAGCTTCATTTTCTTTCTCATCTTCTTCTTCCTTAATTTTCTCAATAGAAATATAACCACCTTCTGTTTTACTTTCATATGATTTTTTAATTCTTTTATCATTTTGTGCCAATATTTTTAAGAATTTATTTATATTTGTTTCATCTTCTTTACTTGAAAACGGTAATATAATATTTGCATATGTTTTTAAATCGTGTAATCTTAAAGCTCTTCCGATAATTTGTATAATAGTAGTTTTACTTGATGGTAAATGGATAAAACATACTCCTTTAGTAATTGGTGCATCAAATCCCTCAACTAAAATACGTACATTTACTAAAAATGGTATGTCTCCTTTCTTATATCTTTCAATAATTTTTTCTCTTTTAGTTTTTGATGTTTTACAATCAATATATTCAGAACAACCTTTTTGTAATGTGTTTAATAAATCGTTAATTTTCTTTCCTTCTTTTTGAGAATTACAATAAACAATTATATTCCTATATTTTGTTAGTAAATGTTCGCAAATATTTTTATTAGATGGATCATCTGAAAATATAGGTATATGAATAGTATAATCACATAAATATTTATTATCAATCATATCACGAATATCTTTTTTATAATATGTAAAATCTTTTATTTCATCAATAGTAGCTGAAAGATAAACATTATTATTATATTTACTTAAACTTTTAATAATTTTATTAAATCCAGTAGTATTTTTAATTTCATCTTCTTTGTCATCATTTAAAATACTTTCATTTTCTTCTTCGGAATAATATTCATCATCTGATATATTTGATTCATCATCTGATATATTTGATTCATCATCACTTTCTTGAATCTCTTCAATTTCATAAATTTCAGGTATATTAATATGATGTGCTTCATCTACAAATATTTTATCAAAAGAATCACCATATTTTTCTATTACTGAAACACTATTATAAACACAAATAGTAATATTTTTAGTTTCATCATATTCATTATTATTATCTCCGATTGTTTGAATTTTATTCTTTAATTCAGGTTTATGTTTAATTAATTCATTTTGAATTTGTTCCATTAGAATAATACGAGGTACTAATATTAAATATCTTTTCTTTTCATCAATTGAAAAAATTATAACTACATTCTTTCCGCATCCAGTAGGTAAAGATATTATAACATTTTTATTCTTATTAATTATTTCAATTGCTTCTATTTGATAATCTCGTAATTTAAACTTTTCATCTTTAATTTTTTTAATTGCAGGAGGGTTATTGATTAAATTATTACAGTAATCAATAATATCATCTTGAGAATAAGTAATATCTGTAAATAATTCTTTTTTTTCTTTGAGATTTTTTGATATTTTACATTCTTTATTTCTAGTAATAATCAAATTAGACCATCTTATAATTGTCTTTTTTAATTCTGAATCAAATATATTCTGACTACCAAAGAATGTTCCACAATCTTCCCAGGTTAAACTGTCTTTCCGTAATTTACATTGAACTATCGTATCTATTAAATTACAAGCATCAATACCAGTATCATTTCTAGTCATTTTATTTTTTTCTTTAAAAGTTGGTTCTATATCATCGTATTCATAAAATGTTTGATTAAATTTTTTTGATAATTGAATACATGAATAATATTCAAAAATTTTAGATATTTTTTTATTATCTATTTCATTACCTGATTTAATTAAATCATTGTATTTGTCTCGAATATAAATATTATACTTATCAATTAATTCCATTGTATTAATAATTAATAAATAAAATTATCCTAAATCAATTTTTATTTTCCAATTTAATCAATCTTTCATTAAAATCTTGCAAAATATTACTTATTGCCTCCAAACGAGTGACAACTTCTTGATCAAAAAATCTAGCTAATGGTATAGATTTAGAATAACTATTGTTAGCAATTTTTCTTTTTTTGTCTTTTAATATATTGTTAATAATATCAAGATTATCAGATACAGATAGTTTTTTATCTTTTTCTGATACTTTAGTTTTTTCTAATTCAGCAATTCTTGCTTGTAATTGTTGTATTTCAGTGTCAATTGAATTCATTAAAATATTGTAATGTAGTTAATATTATAATACATCAATTTTTATAATAAAAAAAATTGATTAAATCATAAATTATTAAATAATCATTATAATAATGACCTCAAAACAAAAAAAAATTGCTCCAGTAGAATTTATCGAATCGGATGATGACACATATATTGTGTCAAAAAACTCAGACAATAAAACATTTGCTGTATCAAAAAGCTCAGACCGTGTAGTTTTGGCTAAAGCCATAGATAATTTTTCATCTGTTTATGAAAAATTAAATTCAGCTCTAACAGAACTTAAAAGTGTTTCAACCGATAAAATTAATGAATACTCTTTGATGCTTGAAACAAAGAAACAGGATTATAACGATTTAAATACAAAAATGGAAAGGGATTTTAAATTGAAACAAGCAGACCTAGAAGATAAATTGAAAGATATTAATATGGCAGCTTGTGAAGCTTTTGCGAAAAAATATAATTATCAATTGATTTTAATTGATGATTATGAGAAAAAAGAAACTGAGATATCAACTCTTCAAGATAAGAATGATGAATTGAATCTTAAAATGGAAGAAAAGATTGACGAGAAAATTGAATTAGAAAAAGCTAAATTGGAAGATAGTTTTAAACAAGATAAATTAACTTTGCAACTAACTCATAAAGCTGAAATTGCAGAATTGATTGCTCAAAATAAACAACATCTGCGAGAAATTGAGATTTTGAATTCAACAATTACTAACATGAAATCTGAAATTGCTGAACAAAGATCATTGACTCGTGAAGTTGCACAAGCTCAAGCAAACGCAAATGCAAATAGTTATTCTGAATACAAAACTAAAAAAAAGTATGATAATAATGCTTCATAAATAATTTTCCTTTATAAATTTTATAATTTTTATATTATAATTTTTATCATACTCTAAAAATGGTCTTAATTTATAACCCAAATATCCTAAGATACTACCAGAGTTTATATCATTAGTAGTAATTTTTTTATAGATTTTGTCCCAAGTAAAAGTATGTAAATATTTCTTTTGATACTCTTTTAAAATCAGTTTACCATATAATTGAATATCTCTAGTAAATGGAAGTCCCAAATAGAAATCATTTGGTTTTAAAATACAACATTTCAAATTAATTTTTAAATTAGATGATACTTTAAATTTATTTTTATTAATAGTTAAATTATATTTTTTAAAATGACTTATGAAACTATTAATTATAAAATTAGCATTTTCAGTTTTATAAAATTTAAAAAATATATCATCCACATAAATATTAATTCTAAATTCTTTGATATAATCTTTAATATTGTATAACCATCTTAATGTAACCTCTTCAATCATAAAATTAAATATTATATTTGAACTAGCTAATCCAATTGGAATTCCATGTTTTAACTTTATTTTTTTATTATTATAATAAATTGTAGTATTTGATAATATTAAAAAATATTCATCGATTAATTTTTTTGCTTCAACTTTATTAATTTTTCTACTAATATTAATAAATAATAATTTTTTTATTAATTTCCAACTAACGGAATCATATGCTTTATCAATATCAATAATTATTATATTGTTTATATCATTTGTATTTTTTGTTGCAGTTTTAACAATTTTTGTAAAATTATAATATAAAAGATTTGATTTAAAAATTTTTCTTGAAGGTATATTATCTTTACATTTACTAAGTATGTCGATACACCATAATTTATCAATAACCCTTACTATTTTATTATAATTTATAAAATATCTAAAACTTGTTGGATCCTGTAAATCATTTTTAGTAAATTTAAATATTGGTGTAATAGTTGCAAAACAAATATTGTTTAAAATATATTTCTTTTTTAATAAAGATGAATGAATATAATTATAGATTAATTCTATTTCCAAGTCAGTAAAAATATTATCAAAATCATTTTGACTAAATGTTTTTGTTTTTTTCTTTCCATCTTCTAACTTTTTAAAAATAACTTGATTTGCATCTAATGTTTTCTTATAAATATCTTCAATATTTTCCTTAAAATTATTAATAAAACTATTTTTTGAAATTAGTGGAAAAACTAATTTAATAGCAGGTTTAAAATTATTCATT